TGCTCACGAGTACTTTGGTGTTACCCGAGAAACATTTGAAAAACATTTCATATACTCAAAACTTTAATTTTATAAATACAATATAAGAAACTCTCAAAGGAGAACCCTGATGTCCGAAAAAGATATAGATATGAATGGAGAGCAGTTAGATGAGTTCCAATCATCTTATGGCGACCCATCCAGCGTGCCAGAGCCTGTTAACAAAAAGGCAAAAGCTCCTGGCAAGTCAAAGAAAGTAGAAGACGATCCTGTCGATGCACCTACAGCTGTAAAGCCAGAGAAGGCTAAAGAAGTTAGCAAAATGGGTATGATCCAAGCAATGGTTCAGCGCATGAATGCTATGAAGAAGACTGACCTTCAAATGTCTTTCGATCGTATGATTGATACACTTGATCAGGAAAGTATTTCTGAAGAGAGTGATGAGGATGTCGTAGAAGTTGTACGCACCGGTCATACAGTAACGTCTGGAGATGTTGACATGAGCGAAGATGTTACAGCTCTGTTTGCAGGGGACGATTCATTAACCGAAGAATTTAAAGAGAAAGCAGCTACTATCTTTGAGGCAGCAGTTGTGTCTAAGATTAACGAGCAGCTTGCTAAGTACGTCGTAGACGTTGAAACAGAAATTCAAGAAGAAAAAGCACGACTAAAAGAAGAAACTGCAGGTAACCTTGACCAGTATCTCGACTATGTTATTGAGAACTGGATGGATGAGAACAAGCTCGCAGTCGAAGCTGGTATCAAGTCTGAAGTAACTGAAAGTTTCGTTAGCGGTCTAAAAGACTTATTTACTGAGCACTACATTGATATTCCAGATGATAAAGTGGATGTAGTTGAACAATTAGCAGCACGTTCTGATGATCTCGAGGCTCGCCTCAATGAAGAGATTACTAGAAATGCTACTATGAAGACAGAGATGACAACATTTGTTAAAGCTGAACTCGTGGAACACGTTTGCGAATCTCTTACTGAGACTCAAAAAGAAAAGTTCCGTGTACTAGCAGAAAGTGTTGACTTTGTTGACGAGGACTCATATGTCCACAAACTCGATACTTTGAAAGAGAGCTATTTCAGCGAACTAACAGAGTCAAGGGTCTACACTAGTGATTTTGATGACGCGGAGCCGTTGGACGAGGAAGTTATTCCTACTCGCTCATCAAATCCAGAGATGTCAGCTTACGTAAGTGCTATTTCAAGAACACTGAAAAAATAGTTTATATAAATAAATAAAGATCGAAAACCGTAAAGGAGAGACAAATAAAATGTCACAATATGTATCCGAAGAATTAGTCGAGAAGTGGACCCCGGTTCTTGAGCACTCCGATCTTCCAGAGATCAAAGACGCTCATCGTAGAAACGTAGTTGCTACTTTGCTTGAAAATCAACAACGCTCTGCTATGGAGCAGGCTGCCGGTTCCGGTGGTTATCAAATGCCAGGTCTTCTTGGTGAGGCTGCCCCTGCTAACGCAATGGGTGCTTCTTCATCTGTTGCAGGTGCTGGCAACGTAGATATCTTTGATCCAGTGCTTATTTCACTGGTTCGTCGTTCTATGCCTAACCTTATTGCTTATGACATTGCTGGCGTTCAGCCAATGACTGGTCCTACTGGACTAATCTTTGCAATGCGAGCTCGTTACACTAGCCAAACCGGCGATGAGGCTCTATACAACGAAGCTGACACAGGTTTCTCTAAGTCAGCAGCTGGTAACACCTTGTCAGGTTTTGCAATTGACGAATCACTTGTTGATGGCGTCACTACTGGCCAAACTGGTACTGATCCAACTGCTCGTGTATCAGCTAATGGCTATACTGCAGCAACTGGTATGTCAACAGCACAAGCTGAAGCGCTTGGCGATGCTGGCAACAACGGCTTCCAGCAAATGGCTTTCTCAATTGAGAAGGTATCTGTAACAGCTGTTTCACGTGCACTCAAAGCTGAGTACACAATGGAACTAGCTCAAGACCTTAAAGCTGTACATGGCCTTGACGCTGAGACAGAGCTTGCCAACATTCTTTCTGCTGAGATCCTCGCTGAGATCAACAGAGAAGTTGTTCGTACAATTAACTACACGTCTACCGCTGGTGCAGCAGACAACACTGCAGTACAAGGCACATTTAACCTAGACGTCGACTCTAACGGCCGTTGGTCAGTAGAGCGCTTCAAAGGTATGATCTTCCAGATCGAGCGTGAAGCTAACAAGATTGCTAAAGACACTCGTCGTGGCAAAGGTAACATCCTGATTTGTTCTTCAGACGTTGCATCTGCACTTCAAATGGCTGGCGTTCTTGATTACACTCCTGCTCTATCAGCTGCTCTTAATGTAGACGATACTGGTAACACATTCGCTGGTGTATTGAACGGTCGTATCAGAGTATACATCGATCCTTACTTCTCAAGCGCTTCTGGCAACCAGTA